ACTTAACCAAAAACTTAAATTAAATGTTGACTTAGGTATTGACATACAGTATGGTCAACGTTATAGTGACGTGCATTAGTAAAGGAGGCCAACATGGCTACACGTAAAATTAAACTAACTGGTATTGCCGAATGGGCAAGAGTATTTGAAACTAACCGTGACATGGACGGTTTTGACGGAGTCTACAGAGACCATGATGGTGCTTGCACTATTGACATCATTATGGATGATGATAACCTAGCTACCCTAAAAGCTTCACGTTCGATGAAGAAGGGTACGCCAGATGCAGAAGGACGTGGAACTAAAGTAAAGTTTATACGTAAATTTAACACTGGTAAAGACTGGGACAGTGGTGCACCTATTGTTCAAAAGTCTGATGGTTCTACTTGGGATATCAGTTCTGACGGCACCATTGGTAATGGGTCTACTGTAGAAGTAGAGCTATCCGTTTACGACACAAGCCGACCTAATATTGTCGGTACTAGGTTAGACAAAGTCAAAGTTATTGATCATGTTACCTATGTAGCAGATACTGCAGGGGATGATGCTTCGCCACCACCTGTAGCTCAAGAAGAAAAACAAAGCGAAGTGTTGTTTTAACCTCCTCCAAAACAACTAGGCTCCCTTCGGGGAGCCACCTTTTAAGGATATAGAATGGAAAATGTAATAGAAAATATGTCTAATCAAGAATACCATATGCGAGATGGTATATCTTCTAGTGCAGTGAAAGCTGTATTTAAGAAATCACTTGCACATTGGAAAGGTGAAAAACGTAATGCAAACAATCCTGCATTTGCAATGGGAAGTGCAGTACATGCCAACCTGTTAGAAAAAGAACGTGATCTAGTAGTAAAAGGTCCAAAGACTAAGTCTAGCATTGCATATAAAAATTTAAAAGCAAATCTTACTGAAGACCAGATACTTCTAACAGAGGTAGAATATAACGTAGCTAACTGTATAACAAAGGGTGCGTTAGAGAATCCAGTCTGTGCGTCTTACCTTAACCATCCAGATAGGTTAAACGAGGTAAGTATTTTTGCAGAAGATCCTATCTCAGGCCTTACTCTTAAAACAAGACCCGACTTAATGATTGAATCAGAACAAACAGTGTTTGATGTTAAGACAACACAGGATGCTAGTCCTAAAGGTTTCTTAAAAGAGTGTGTGAAGTATGGGTATTTTTTACAAGGTGCTCACTATGTTTATACTTGCAAGCTAGCTGGATATAATATAAAGAAGTTTTCTTTTATAGCTTGTGAAAAAACTGCACCGTATGTTTCTCATCTACATATTATGGGTAATGAGATTATGCATTGGGGTATGAAACATTTACATAAAACCTTAGCTACTATTGCAAAGGCAGAAAAACAATCTGATTATGGTACAAACTGGGGTGACTATACTGTTATGGAGAAACCATCTTGGTTGTAATAAGTCATGTCAAGAGCAGCTAAAGCAAAAGGTAGAACTGGACAGAATGAAATCAGAGATAAACTATTGGAAGTATTTCCAGAGTTTGAAGAAGATGACATCAAGTCTACAACTATGGGAGACACAGGTGAAGATATTCAACTATCTCCCGCAGCCAGAAAAAAGCTACCAATAACTATCGAAGTTAAACGTAGAAAGTCTGGTATGAAAACAGCCTACGATTACATGGAGCAAGCCAGTAAGCATGGGAAAGGTGAACCAGTAGTGTTCTTTCGAGCTGATAGAAAGTCCTGGATAACAATGATAAGTCTTGAGCACTACATGGACTTATTAAGAAATTGGAAATAGTATGAAAGTAAAAGTGTGGGGTGTTATGGAAGGTCCAATAGCAGTAGAAGATGTAGAAGATAGTGATGCACCGACAGGATCTAATTATTTTCTTGTTTGTAAATCAGAGATAGATGGTGTAATGGGTGAAGATAATTTTTGGTTTGATGATTTTGATTCTGCATATGAATGGAAAAAGTATTTTCTTAAAAATATCGAACCGTTAGTTGTTGACATGCCTGATACTCCTGAGTATAACTAGGGGTCTTTCCGATGGAGTTTGAAATATCTTTAAGAATAATAGTTGACCCAGAGGCCAACTTTTTAGAAACGTTCGGAGACAATTGTGAGGTCATACAAGATTTACTTATGACAAGTTTGTATGATATAGATGATATTATAGTAGAAGAGTGTGAGGTAAACCGTGATTAATGAAACTAATATAGAACCTTTTAAATATTATAACTCAATGGATATGGATGATTTTCAAAAGCTTGCCGCTGAAACTGCCATTTATAGTAAAAAACATGCTGTTATTTATCCTGCACTTGGATTAGCTGCAGAAGCAGGTGAAGTTGCAAACAAAGTAAAAAAGATCTTACGTGATGGTGACTTTGATCGTAAAGCTATAGCTGACGAGATTGGAGATTGTCTGTGGTACATTGCCGCATTGTGTAGAGATCTAAATGTTAGTATGAATGATATAGCTAAAACTAATCTTAGTAAGCTACAAGACAGAAAAAAACGTGGTGTAATATCTGGATCAGGAGACAACAGATGAATAACTATTTACCAACTGATTATCAAGCTTTTATACATACTTCACGATATGCTCGTTGGCTTGAAAAAGATGGAAGACGTGAGTCTTGGTCAGAGACTGTAGATCGCTACATGCATAACGTTGTGGGCTATGACATCGACCACGATGTATACAACGAAATAAGAGCATCTATATTAGGACTAGAAGTTATGCCTTCTATGCGAGCCATGATGACTGCAGGTCCAGCTTTAGAAAGAGATAATACAGCAGGGTATAACTGTAGTTATTTACCCGTAGATGATCCAAAGTCCTTTGACGAAGCTATGTTCATTCTGCTCTGTGGTACTGGTGTCGGCTTCAGTGTCGAGCGTCAGTTCATCTCTAAGCTCCCAGAGGTTCCAGAACTCTTCGAGAGTGATACTACCATTGTGGTAAAGGACAGTAAGGAAGGCTGGGCTAAGGCGTTCAGACAATTGCTAGCTCTTCTTTGGGCAGGTGAGATCTCCAAGTGGGATGTCTCTAAAGTTCGTCCTGCAGGTGCAAGACTTAAAACCTTCGGTGGTAGAGCATCTGGCCCTGCACCATTGGTTGACTTATTCAACTTTGCGGTGAGTATATTCAAGGAGGCACAAGGACGTAGGCTATCATCAATTGAGTGTCACGATCTGATGTGTAAGATTGGTGAGGTTGTAGTAGTAGGTGGTGTTCGAAGATCTGCAATGATAAGTTTATCTAATCTATCAGATGACAGAATGCGCCATGCTAAATCAGGTAACTGGTGGGACAACAATCCACAAAGAGCTTTGGCAAATAACTCTGTAGCTTATACAGAAAAACCAGACAGCGTATCATTTATGCGAGAGTGGTTAGCATTAGTAGAATCAGGAAGTGGAGAACGAGGTGTATTTAATAGGGAAGCATCTAAAAAACAAGCTGCAAAAAACAACAGGCGTGATCCTGACTTTGAGTTTGGCACCAATCCGTGCAGTGAAATTATTCTTAGACCTTACCAATTCTGTAATCTTACAGAGGTTGTTGTACGAGCCACTGATACGATTGAAGACTTGGAGCGAAAGGTCAGATGTGCCACAATACTTGGGACGATCCAAAGCACGTTCACAAAATTCCCATATCTGCGAAAGGTGTGGCAGCGAAATACCGAAGAAGAACGACTGCTCGGTGTGTCTCTCACAGGGATAATGGATAACCCATTACTAACACTTAAAAACAAAGGATTGGAGAATACTCTTGAACATTTACGAGAAGTTGCTATTTATACTAATACTGCTTGGGCTGACCGCCTTGGCATTACACCAAGCGCAGCAATTACGTGTGTCAAACCATCAGGCACAGTATCACAATTAGTTGACTCTGCCTCTGGAATCCATGCACGTCATTCACATCATTACATTAGAACCGTTAGAGGAGATAACAAAGACCCACTCACACAGTTTATGAAAGATCAAGGTATCCCTAATGAAGCTGACTTCATGAAGCCAGATCAAACAACTGTGTTTTCATTTCCAGTTAAAGCTCCTCAAGGAGCAGTAGTCACTGACAATGTCTCAGCTATCCAACAATTAAAAACTTGGTTAGTGTATCAAAGACATTGGTGTGAGCATAAACCTAGCGTAACAATTAATGTGAGAAAGGATGAATGGTTTGAAGTAGGTGCATTTGTTTACGAGCATTTTGATGAGATGTCTGGAGTAAGTTTTTTACCTTATAACGAACATACTTATCAGCAAGCACCATACCAAAGTTGCACAAAAGACGATTATAAAAAATTATCAAAAATAATGCCAAAAAGTATTGACTGGGCAAAGCTTTCAGAGTATGAAAAAGAAGATACTACTGCAAGCAGCCAAACTCTTGCTTGTACTGGTGACGTTTGTGAAATAGTAGATATAGGAGCATAATATGCAAGTTCACGTTAGACCTTTTAGAAAAGATATTTATGATCTGGTGGATGAGCCATCAAAGAAAACTCTGTCAGATTATCTAATATCAAAAGGACATACCATAGTTAAGGACAAAGAAACCCGAGATGCTGATATAATTTCTACAAAAGATGGGTTTACTTATTTTAATGAAGTAGAAGTTAAGTCATCTTGGAAAGATGAATGGCCTGAGCATTGGGCTGAGATTAGAATTCCAGGAAGAAAAAGGAGACTCGTAGAAAAATATAAAGATCAAAACGGAGTGTTAAACTTTTACGTCTTAAATAAATTTATGGACAAAGCGTGGCGTATAAAAGATACTCTTATGACAGATGACACACTCAAGGTTGCTGTCGGTAGGAGAATTCCAAAAGGTGAGACATTCTTTCACATTCCATACCAAGAAGCGGAGTTAATAAGCTTATGATAAATGTCGATGATGCAATAGCAGAGTTAGGACTTGATGACTATGATCCAGTAAGTAAACCTCAACACTACGGTCAAGGAACAATAGAATGTATTAAATACATAGAAGACTTCTTGACAGACGAAGAGTTAATAGGTTACTATAGGGGTAATATTGCAAAGTATCTTCACCGTTGGAGATATAAAAATGGTGTTCAAGATTTGGAGAAAGCACAATGGTATCTAAGCGCACTAGTACAACTACAAAAACGAAAGTAGCCAAGCCGTTTAACCAAGGCTACAGAGGTTTCCTAGTAGGAAACCTAACTAATCCTTACGTTCCAAACACTAAGGATCATAGGGACTGGGAGTTTGGCTTTAATAAAGCCTACTTCAAAAACAAGGAGCAAGTACTTGACAAAGAGTCTCGAAGAAGAAGCTAAAAAATTTGCTCGACAAAAACGTAAACCTGCTAAGGTAAAAGAACTAACACCTAGATTATACTTAGCAGGTCAAGCTATGGGTGGTTTTATTTCATCAGGCAGAAATACATGGCGAATGGAAGAAATACGAAAGGCATCTTTTGATTGGGCAGATTATATGTTAGAAGATGATACATAAAAAGAGGGGGCGTTTAGCCCCCTTTATTTTAACCTCCGAATCTCTGCATCTCTATCGAAAGATCTTGTAAATCTTTCTGTGTCTCTAAGAACCTCTCTAATATAAATAATTCTTCGTATTCTAATTCATCAAAGTCACCTAGGTTTAATTCTTTTAAACCTTTTGTAATATCTTTTTTATTATACTTACTAGCTATTTCAAACTGTTGGTTTGTAACATCATCAGGTCCAGAGGATTGAAGTCTTAAAAAAGATTTAGATAGATCTCTTGCTCTAGGTAAAACTTCTGATTTCCAATGCCTAAGCTTTTCCTCTGGAGATAAACTCTCAAACCATGTGGACTCTAACAGTAAACTAGACTCAGCCTCTATTACATCATGAAAGATACCATGATAAGCATTAGCTGCGGCTGGAGCTAGATCTTTTACTTTCTTATCTAGATCTAATGTAAAGTCTCTTAAACCCATTCTAGCCATGACTCTTTTAGTATCAGTTAAACTAATAGTTCTTGCACCTAACACTTTTGTAGTTTGTATATCAGCTTTACCACCTGCAGCAGTCTGCTTAGGTTCTGCTAAACGTTCTCCTGTAAACAAAGGTATAATATTATCTATATATCTAAACGCATTATTAACAAGTTTGTTGTTTTGTTTTCTATCTATAGGAGCTGCATCTGCTCCTGCTACAATTCCAACAGCAATATTTAAAGGTTCTAAAGGTCTTATTATTGGATTTATAAACTGACTCGCAAGAGTTATACTAGCAATCTCTGCTCCTTTAACTATGTCACGTCTTTCAGGATCAACCATAAATTTTATAGCCTCTAATGTATCTCTTTGAGCTGTATCTAAGTTTCTTAACAAACCAGAGGCACCAAAGTCCTGACTAAACTGACCAAACATAGACATTGCTTGTTGGCTTTCTCCCATACGACTTAACGCAACAATCCTAGCACCCATCCTGTATGCTGATACTGGAAAGTCATACTTCTGATCTACCAGTTGTCCTGATATTGGATCTACAGCAGTATAAACAGGAAGTCCTTGCTTAACATTTTCTATCTCTTGATCAGATAATGTATATAAAATACCTGCGGTAACTAGACTTCTAGAGAATGCTTCTCCCTTTGCCATACTATCATAGTATCCAGCTCCCCTCAGCACCATATTTAGGCCAGGAGTATTCTTTCCCATAAAAGCTATAGTGTTGTTAAAAAATCTACCAAAGGGTACTGCCATACCTAATCCAGGTATATTCCTAGCATCTTCTAAATATCCTGCTAGAGTTCCTATTGTGTCTCTTCCTTTATAAGACTTAGAAAATATAGCTTCTAATGTATCATCAACTGCACTGGCTTCAATGTTACGATACTCTTTAGTAGCCATATACTGAGCAGCATCGGGTGATCTATAAAACTCATTCCAACCTTTACCTGTAGCCATCCTAAGTTTTTTGTCCATCTGAAACAAAAATTCTTGTGACTTAGTATAAAGATCTTGAGCTTGCACGAGAGTTAACTTTTGTATAAAATCAATCTTTGCATCAGTCTTCATACCCCAAAGTTTTTGATCGGGACTAAATTTACCATCTGTTAATAATCTATTAGTTCCCTCTATACCTCCAGGAAGAACACTGTTTAATCTCTCTAAAGCAGCAGAGTTTCTTTGTAAGGCAGACTCAAAAGCTGTGTAGGTCATGTCAGGGTCAAACAAAAAAGAAACTCTTTGTGCATTTGACTTGATTAAATTTGCAGCTAACTTTTGTGTCTTAGCACCTTTTTCTACATCACCTAAAAGTTTTTGTATAGTTCCCCTACCTGCTAATAACAAAGATAAAGTTATATCAGACATACTTTGTAGAGATGTATTAGCACCCCAACCAATAACATTTAGAGCACTGGTAGATGGGTGAGAAACTAAAAGTCTAATTAGTCTATTTTGATTTTTTGCAAAGGATTCTGCTACTATGCTTGGCTCTTTAGATTTCTTCTTAGTTTTTACAAAACCTGCATCTATAGCAGATTCATATAAATCTTTTAACTCTAGATCACTTATTGATAGTCCCAGTTGTTTTGCTGACTGTCCTGCTGCTCCAAGTGTTGCACCTGCCTCTGACATTTTGTATGCAAGTATATCTCCTATGTCTTTACCAGTAACTTTATTACGAGGTATAACTTTACCTGCATCGTCCTTTACAATAATTTTATTTCCAGTTGCTTTTTCTATAGCTTTTAAATAACCTCTAGCTTCTTTATCACTTACACTTGAAATTATATCAGCCATCCAGTTGGTAAACCGATCACCTTCAAAACGTCTTGCCCAAACAAAACCTCTCTCGTAGGCAATCTGTGTCATACCTTTAAAAACAACTTTATCATCTTTTGTATGACCTAACAATAATGTCTTAAAAAAATCTGTGCTAAAATCTAAACTATCTTTAGATAATACTGCACCACCTTTTATCTTTGTTTTCCAATCTCTAGAAATAGGCACAACGTCTTGCTCAAGATATTTACCTATAGCTTGTGATGCCTCAGAAAGAAAACCTTCAGTTTCTGGTTCAGGTATTTCTGCTGTTTGTACTGCAGTATCTGATTTACCACGTTTTGCAATAAACCCTACTTGTAATGCACCAAGAACTATACCACCAAGAGCAGATATACCAACTGCATAGTAGTTTATATCTTCTTGTGCATCAACATCAACAAGACCATCTTGATACAGGTATTCCATACCAGCACCTATTGCAGCATCTACAGTTGCAACAGTGACTACCTCTTTAATAGCTGCTCTAGTCAGTAAACGTTGCTTGGCAGTTTTACCTAAAGTTTTTTGAGCATAGTCGTTTATTTTTTGCTTAGCTACCTTACGTGCAGTCTCTAAACCATCAGCAAATAATTTTTGACCAACTTTCTTTTCTAATTGTTTAGTAGGCTGCTTTTTCATCTCGTTTAAAGCAGTTCTTTTAGCTACCTCTGTACCAACACGAATAGAGCCACCTGCTGCAGCTCTACCTAAAAATCCAGCTAGTAAGTTTGCTGGGTCAAGTAAAGCACTTCTTATAAAATCAACAGTGCCTTCTACTCTTTCACCCAGATCAGTTTCTTTACTATACAAACCTGCCATATTTTCATATAGTTGATAAGCAGCAGCAGCTCTGGCTACCTTATCTTTGTCTTCCTGTATGTTATTTATATAGTCCATTTCTGATAGACCACGAACAGTGTTTCCTACAGACACACCTCTACGATTGTTGAGATACATATCTACAACATCTTCTCTTGATCTATCTTTTACAGACTGAGTCCCATATCTGTCTAACATATAATTTTCAATAATTGGATAGATAGAGTCATCTACCATATCGTCTTGAGAGTATGTTCCAGCTTCAGGTAATAGACCCTGAGCTGTAGTTATCTCAGAGTCAGGAAACATAACCTGTATACCAGTCTTTGCAGAATATTTTTCTGCTAACTGATCGTCTGTTAGATCTATATACTGAGGATAATTATCTCTCAGATCTTGTATTGTAACTTGAGCCATTTACTACTCTTTTAATCTAAATCTGGAAATAATTCAGGTATACCTGATAAAAATGGATTTGTTTCCCAACTTATAAAATCCATTGGGTATAGTCTTACAAGTTCATCAAAAGAATTTTTATCATATTGAACAGTTTCTAATAACAGTCTTAATGCAGCTTCTGCTCCAGATCCACCTTCTTCAACTTGTTTTATAAGTCTTGTTAATCTTTGTACTTCAGGGTCTGATCTACCCCTCTCTGTTAATGAATTGTCTCGTATAGTCCTAGCCATAGGCATTACTTGAGCTTCAACTTTCTTAACCATCTCTTTATTGTAGGCATCTCTGTTCTTTACGTTTATATTCATACCTGGCTTTGGGCTAATAAGAAGTGTTGATTGAATCTCAGTTGGAGCAGAGACTATTTCTGTTGCCAACTTTCTATAAAGTTCTTTACCTTCTTTTCCTGTGAGATCTGCTCCTGTAATTCTTTCTATAAAATCTATCTTTTCAGTTTCAGGTGCATCAGACGATACAACATTTAACATACTAGGTATCATAGAGTATGTTATATTTAAACCTTGATCTGCACGTTCTGCTATAAAATCTTCTACAAACTTTGAAGCAAAAGGGTCTTCTAATATAGGCTCATAGAAAGCTAAATCTTCTGGAGTTAAATCAGCATTCATAAGATTACTACGTAAAGTTTTATTTGCACTTATAGCCGAAGTATATTTTTCACCAGTACGATATTTATTTCTAGCTTTCATGCTTTCAAGAGTCAGAGCAAACAATGCGTTTTCTCTTTCTAATGCTCTTTCTTCTTCTTTCTCTTTTCTAAGATCTTGATCTTTAAAATAGTTAAGTGCTCCTTGAGAGTTCCAACCCATGATTACATCCTCGCCATTAGGCCAGTCTTAACTTCTGGCTCTTCTTTTATTTCCATAGGTTCTTCTTTTTCTTCTACAACCTCTGGTTCAGGATCTAATTGACCCAACATCCTCTTTGCACGTTCTACATCACGTTTATAGTTTAGAGCTTTCTTACCTTCTTTATCTTCAAAACCTTCTTCGTACTCTACTCCAGAAGCATCTAGTATACCTTTGATATGTTCATGTAAAACAGGTGCAATTATTAAACTTAAATCAATACTGTGTATACCTTCCATAACTGCACTTCTAAGTATACCTTGAACTAAGGTAACTAGATCTACACCAAACTCAGCAAAATAAATTAAATCTTCTACTGCATCTTTATTAGAAAGATTATCTATATGTGCATCTATGGCTTCTATCGGATCAACTATTTCAGGGGGTCTTTCAAAGGGCTGACTTCTTGGTTCAGCCGTTAAAGATTGACCTGGTATTGGTCTATCAGTTATCTTCATCTTTATCCCCTTCGTCCTCTACTTCTATTTCAGTTTTAATTCTTTCTATTAACCTTTTATTAGACTCTTTAACATCATTAAACTTTTTTAATATACGAATATCATCAGAATAATCATCTTCTATCATCTCTTCTATTTTATCTGTACTAGAACTCATTAATCCTTGCCTTGACTCTCGTATACTTTTAGAAGCTTTTACTGCAGTTAAACCACCTGCTTTAATAGCTTCGTCTAAATCTATATATGCTTTTCTATAATTAAAACTCATACCTATATACCCTTAATTAATATTTTATGACTTGGCTACTATTGCCCAAATAAACTAAAGCTATCATCTCCAGTGCCAAATAAAAACCTACTAAAAAGTTCTGTATCAGCTATATCTTTTTTAGTTTCTAATTGCAATCTTATAGATTCTAGAGATTTATCTCCAAGAATAATTTGAAGTGCTCTATCCATAGCAGATTCAGAAGAAATAAAAGCATTACTCATAATATCACGTTCTCTTTGCCATATCTCATCTAGATTCTTAGCTGATAAAGCATTTATAGTTTTAGCAAAATCCATATTACTTTCGTTTTGAGCAGCAGTATTTAAAGTTGCAATATTCTGTCTCCATTTAGCATTAGCTTGAGCTATAACTAACCCATTTTGTGCATTAAATAAATCTCTTTGCTGTTGCATTTCAGAATTAAATTTTCTAAGAGAGTTAATATTATTTATATTAAATTGATCCATAGCATTAGCTTGAGACGCATTAAACTGTGATACTATAGACGACAGATTAGCAAAAAATTGATTTGTCTGATTTTCACTTGTAGCATTAAATTGAGATGCTGCATTTTCAGCGGCTGCATCATTAAATATAGCAGAAATATTTTGTTGAGTTTTAAATATTTCAGTTTGTTGCTCATTACTTAAATTAGCCATGTCCATCTGTAAAAAGTTTTGAGCATTTTGAACTTCAGCCTGTTGTAAATTATTTAAGCTAGCCATCTCTAGATTAGCTAAAGCGGCTGCTTCAGACATAAGCAATGCTTGCTTATTATTAAGATTAGCAAGTTCCATTGTATTTGCAGCTTTTGAGTTTTCTAATACAATTTGTTGCTCTGCATTAAAATTCATATTAGCTATTTCAGATATTTTAGCTGCATTTATAACTTTAGCTTGAAATGACTGATCAAACTCTATATTTAAAAATTTAGCTCTTTGCTCTGCTTTGAACAAAGCCATTTGCTGCTTGTTACCTGCATCTATTTGTGCAATAGGTAGGGCAGCTTCCATAGCAGCTTGTATAATAGCCTGACCTGCCATAGATGAAGCGCCAAGACCTCTTTGTGCCATTATTGCAGTGGCCCTTCTCATAGACCCTGCAGCCCAAGCAGGTGTATTACCACCTTCAAACTGCTGCATAAGACCTGCTAACTCATCTTGTACAGAAGCAGCTTGTACTTCACCAGTACCAAAAGCTTCTCCAACTCTTTGTTGATCTACAGTTGATCCGTCAACTAGTTCACCAACTCCCCCTGTAGTTGTATCTAAAGTTCTCACTGGAACTCCATCTTCTCCTGCAACTTCTTGAACAGATTTATATTCACCAGATGCAGAAGTTAAATCTGATAAATTAGTTGTATAGTCAGTTTGACCTTCAACCGTATCTGTCAAATCACTTAATGTTTGAGCTGTTAAAGCATCTGTCTCTTTTTTTACATCCTCTGTTGTAGCAGTTGTATCTGCTGTAGATACTGTGGGTATAATAGGCTGACCTGCAACGGAAACCGTGTCTGCAGTAGCGGCCTCAGCAAAAGGAGCTTGAGGAACAGTTTGACCTGCATCTACAGGTATAAAATCACCTGAAGTTGGTATAATACCAGCAACCCCAGCTTGTATTGGTTGCATAGTTTGACCTACGAGATTTTGTCCCATAGCTTGAAATTGGTCTTGATTTATACCTGCAGGTTGACCTGTTGAACCTTGATCTCCTGTGTTACCAAATCCTCCAGTTGTTCCTGCGGTATTACCTTCTGCATCTGTAATATCATAAGAAGTTCCATTCCAAGTGTACTTATATCCTGTAGTTGGATCAGTTGTAACAGACCCTACTTCTGGTGGATTATTAGGGTCAGGTGACAGAGAAAAATAAGTTGGTATACCACCAAAAGAAGGTTGTCCAGATCCTCCTGCAGCTTTAAGAAGTTTTTCTTCTTGTGGATTTACATAAGCGAGTCTATGAGGTTGTCCTGCTATATTAGCTTGATTAGGAACTACATTTAAATTTCTATTAGTCATAGCAGATCTGTATTTACCCATACGAGCTGCAGCACCTGGATTAGATGCTAGAAATCCTTCTAATTCACTAGGTGATCCTTTAAAACCTAAAAACTTTTTAGCTAAAACAGTATCTCTATTCATATCACCGCCCTCTGCCATACCTGTCGTAGACTGAACTACTTTTGTAAAACCTGGTGGCACATATGTAATAGGTTGACCATTAAATTCTGTTACCGTCATTTTTTGACCAGTAAATTTATTTTCATAAGGAATTTGTTGGTAGCCTGTGGTAATACTTTGACCTGTACCAGGAGCATTAGTTATTAAATTTTCTGGCACTGCCCCTTGAGTCCCTGCATACTGTGTTTTGTAAGTTATTTGATTTGGTACTGCAGACAAACCAGCAGTTGAAGTTGGTTGGCTAAAAGTACCGCTAACAGCAGCTTGAGGAGCTACACTACCTGCAACATAATCTGTTGTAGGAGATGTAATTGAAGTAGTCATATCTGCAGTAGAACTAGCGGTGCTTCCAGTACCAAAATTATTATTAACTTGAGTTACTGGATCTTGATATGTAACTGGTGCAACATCTTGAACTACTGTTTGAGAAACATTAGGGTCTATTGGAGCTACTTCATCTGCTCCTATATCTACTATTTCTGTAGAAGGTACTGTAGAAGTAAAATTTTCTCCTGCTACACTATCGTCTATAGGAGATGATGTTGTATCAATGTTTTCGATTGTATCCTCTACAGACCCACTTACAGGATCATCTGAAGAATCATCTAAAATATTATCATCATCAATAGGATCTGAATCTACAGTATCATCATCATCACTAGGAACAGACAAACCTTCTTTAAATCTGTCAAAAGCTCTAGTGACTACACTTTCGTTTTTATATCTTTTACCTTTTTTTCTGCTTGTAGTTTCTACTCTTTCATGGTTACCATCAGCATCTATCTTTACAATAAAGCTAGAGTTTTTACCTGACACAGCTAAGTACTGATTACCATCAGCATCTTTCGCTTGATCTAGAACAGCGTAACCTTTTCTAGATGATGTGCCTGGAAGATCTCCTTGTGCATCTCTAGTTGTATCCGCAGAGCCTGACCCAAGAGTTCTGTCATAGTCTACCTTTCCCCCAGGAGGAGCATACAACATCTGAGCATCACGAGTAGCACCACTGTAATCACCAGTTTTAACACCCTGCATAGCATTTTCTTTTTTAAGTAATTGAGAACCTGCATACTGAAGCTCCTTTAACTTTCGATTTGCTTCAGTATGTTCAGCAGGTATTTGACCATAACGATCAGGAGTGTTCATTATAGCAGAGTAGTCTCCACTTCTAGCAGCCTCTAAAAGTTGCTCATCTGTTGCTTGCACCATACTTTATTTCCTTATTTACCCATTGTCATCCACACTGCACCTGCAATAAATGTTAGCAATGCGACAGTGGTTAATTTAACTACAGTTGACCAGAAAGATTTACGAGTATCACGCCATGCCTCTAGTAAACTTCTCATTTCTATGATATCTTTTTGGGCGTCATCATCAAGTAATCCAATAGAACGTAGTGCTTCTTTAGCTCCACGTCTAGCTGCTTTATCTAGCATATCTTCTATTTGTTCTATTGTGAGGTTTATATCGCCCATAGTTTAACTCATTTTTATTAAAATGTCAAGATTTTTATGGCTTTGTAGGCCAGTCTGTATTTTCTAGATTAGGCCAGTTTTTATGTGTTGGTAAATCACGTAGAGCTTGTCTATATGTTTTTATATTATTTGGCATTGTTACATCTGACAAACCGTAGAAGTCTGTTTCTGCAAGTTTACTATTTCGTGTAGACCTATTACGTTCACCAGTAACCTCATCAAGTGCTTCTTGATATACTTTTTCATGTTCTGCTTTTGTAACTGTTTTTCCATCTACAGTTGTATCAGCAAACATATCCTTGGCTACATACTTTTCTACCCAGTTACCTTTACTATCTTGCTCAACGCCATCACGCACACTTGTTTGATACGCTGTTGTTGTAGCAGGAGGGCTAGGCAACACTGCATCTAACTTCATAAAGTCTAACGTATCTTGAGTCCAAACAGCAGGGAAAGAAGTATTAGAATACTCTTTTCTCCACTCTCCTTGAGTTTTTACAACTCCAGATTCTCTATGTCTATATTCACCCATTGATTGATCCTTTCATATGAGTTTGATATTATGCTGCAATAGCATAAAAGAGATAAGTACCATCATCTAAATCATCTGTAATCTGAAAACCTGATGAAAGAGGGTCTATTAAATCAGTAGACGTATTTTGAGCACTACTTAAATTTACAAATGTATGAGGGTCATTGCCTGAGACTATTCCTCTATCGCTATCAAACAGTCTCCAATTACTTGTATCATCTGTACGTTTTAGTAAAACAAACTTAGACCCATTAGAAAATCCACAATCTACATCAGTAGAACTTCCTGAATGTGCTACTGAGCCTATCTTTGACACACCTGCAACTGATGCAAAGAGGTAAGCTACATGATCTTCACCAACATCATTAACATCAGCATTTCCATTTGCTACTTCAAAAGTTGTAGCACTTATGGTGCTATGATTAACTGAATTGTTCACAGCAAAACCAGAACTAAAATTTTCATTTAATATTAGATTACTAGTTGTCCCATGATAAACAACCCATCCTCCATTAGTCGCTGATACTTCAGATCGTTTTTTAAGCCAAATCATTTCAGGTACTACACCTAGATTATGAGTTATTGTTTGAGCACCTGATGCACCTGTGTAAGTAACCACATCAAAGTATTTAGGAGCACGTTTCCACATCCAACTGTATAAAGAAGAGTCTGTGTTTGTTCCTGTATTGTAACCATTCATGTAATCAAATTGATCACCACCTGATCCACTATCCTCTGCATCAGTATCATTTGGACGTAAAGAAGTTCCTTGTAGTAAACGTGTAAGTGCCTCCCAATTACCTGACCCTGTATCTTTTCTTAATGCAAAATCTACAGGAAACCCACTTCTAAATTTAGGATCAACACCGTCACCTGTAGAACCTGCGTTGTCTACTTCAAACACTTGACTAGAACTAGTAGGTGCAGCTAGTGAGCCACGTCTGATTACCATGTATATGTACTCAGAGCCAGAATGGTTTGTTAATGTCCAATCTCTTCTGTTTTTCCATCCAGTAGGTCTTAAATCAAACCACTCAGACGTATCAAATTCTTGGCTAGAAGTATTCCATTCTAAATAAGCATCATTATCATTAGCTGTTATTCCCCTCATATTGTCGAGTACAAACCAACCTGCCGAACCACCAGTTGCCCTTTTTATCATTACAAATTGAGGCTCAAAACCTACATTTATCTCAGGGCCATCAGTAGAACCATTCCCAGTATAACTTCCACATTTAATAATATCTTGGTCACCCGATGGGCCAAACTCTCCATCACCGTCATTATGTGCGAATATATACGCAACATAACTATCCCCATTTTGGTTGGTTAATGTTCCATTTTCAACGTCAAAACTTGTTGACGAGACGTTTATTATTGCTGCGGTATTTGAAACAGCAGCAGTTGTATTAAGATATAACGTTTTGTTAGCATCTAATGACCTATGAAAACAAGTCCAATTATCTCCGCTACGGCTACGGTTTTTGATAATAATAAAACCAACAGTAGTGCCTAAATTATGAGAGATCGTTTGATAGGAACTGCCATCCCCAGTATACGTCACAATGTCAAAAAACTTAGGGGCTTTGCGAAATGTCCAAGAGACGTATTCTCTATTATCTCTATTAAATCTATCAGAGTTACTGTCACTACCAAGAGTATAACCATCAGAATTAAAGGAAGTTAATGTTAATGCATCCGTAGTTTCTGCGTCTGTACTTTCAGATATTAAATATTTTGTTACGCCTCTCTCAGTATCTACAAGTGCATGTCCATTTGAGTGACTTCTTGATTTACTCCAAACCAATCCACCTTCGTTACTAAGGTCAATGCCATTGGTAATTGTTTTTGGGTTATTGGTTCCCTCATACAAAAACGTGCTATAAACATCATCTACATCTAAACTTGCACCTGAACCTTGATTTCCAGACTGACCCATTATCATTTTACTAAGTGACATTATGCTACTCCTGTTAAAGCTTTTTTACCGAAGTATGTAGTGCCACCATCTACTGTTATAAATGTGTACAAATCTGTTGCTCCTGATGCTGTATTAGCAGGAGCACTACCACCTTGCCACTTTATTGAGTCAGGCCATGTAATTGCATAGTCTCCTGAAGTTGTTACCTCTAAAGCAAAAGAGTAGGCTTTTCCTGAAGCAGGAGGATTTGAAAAAGAAAATGTAGTAGCACCAGATAAAGATAAAGTAAAATAACTTCCTTGACTAAGATCTGCAGTTGCTGATTGAGTTGATATAAAAAGAAAAGCATCTAAATTACCCACACTTGTACCTGTTCTATTTTCAAACCAAGTCCAAGTAGGGCTGCTAGGTAAAGTTATTTGTGGTCCTCTAAGAAGAAAGTTATAACTTGCACTGTTAGCAGGGCTTGTAGTTTCAAAGTATAAATAGTGACCAGTGCCAGAGCCATCTGCATCTGTGGTAGCTCCTGTGCCAGTAGAAGGAGTTCCTCCTGAATCTCTATTTACTCTTCCGTTTAAATTACTTACTGTTTGAATACTAACAAAATTTGCAGTACTATAATCTCCTATGTCTTCACTTTGAGTAGTAGTTTCCCAACTTTGAGCATCACTGGTAAAATTATAAGTATTACCACCAATAACAATATTATCTAATTGTAAATCTGCTGTAAATACATTTGCAATCATATCATATCGGTATACAGGTCTTACAGTTTTTCCTCCATGAGAGGAAATATCTGCAGTTTTTTGTACCCAACTACTATTATTTCCAGTAGTTTGTAAAATACTAGAAGTCATTGTTCCTACTGTTTGATCATCAACTGCAGAAACACTGATAGCAGATTTACTTTGCAAGTATCTTTTAGATAGCAATCCATTTTTTATTTTAAAGTTAGTCGTAGCCATATACTTTCACTCTCCAGTATTAGCTTAAATTATGACCAGTTAGTACACCAATATAAGTTGTACCACCGTCATCTGTCGTAAATGTTAATGTATCTATTTCACCATTTCCAGGTGCAACAGGTTTTGTACCACCTTCATATTTTACTGAGTTAGGCCAAGTAATTGCTGCTGCTGATCCACCAGTAAGTTTCATTTGAAATGTTTGTACTGCACCTGGATTATTAAACGTGTAAGTAACTGCACCTGCAGGTGTATCTGTAAAAAAATTACCTGAAGATAAATCAACAGCGTTGTTTGATATAGTGCCAATAGTAACTTTACTATCTTTACCAATCTCTACATCTTTACTTACAACAAAGTCTTTATCGTTAGCCATTACTTAGCTCCATCTATTGCATGAGATGCAAGGTAAGTTGTACCACCATCTGTCGTATCAAATGTAATTATATCTGTTTCACCTAAAGGAGGAGAAGTAGGTGCTGTACCTCCTGAAAATTTTATACTACTGTGGTATGTTGTAGTAGCCCCTGCAGTGCCAACTGAATACTGAAATATTGTATCATTAGAACTACCTGAAACATACATTTTTGTACCAGAATTTGCAAAAACTAATCCTATTGGAGAAGTATCTTGGCTTGCAACAGAAAACTCAACACTAGCAAATGATCCAGTGCTAATATCAAAAGGTGTTGATAAATTATACTGATATACTTTATCGTTTCCACTACCTACAACAAAAAGTTTAGTTCCATCAGTGCTTATTTCAACATCTTGAGGGTTACTATCTTGAGAACTTATATCTAAACTTTTATTTGCAAAACTTCCTGTAGAAAGATCAAAGCCTGTAGTTAAATCATATTGGTATATAGTATCTGTATTAAAACCAGACATATAAATTTTAGTGCCGTCTGGACTAGAAGATAGACCGTTTGAAAGAGTATCTTGTGATCCTACACTTATGCTAGGATTTCCTGATGTAGAACCACTACTAACATCAAAAGCTGTTGATAGAGTTACTTCCCTTATAATGTCACTTCCAGTTCCTGTATAGTAAAGTTTAGTACCATCAGGACTAATTATTAACCCTCCAGGGGCAAACTCATTTGGAATAGCACTAGCAGTATTATATGATCCACTTGCTACAGAAGCTGTTGAAATATCAAAAGGTGTGGTTAAATCATACTGACGTATTGCATCACTACCTGATCCAATCATAAACAGTCTTGTTCCATCAGGTTTAAATGCAATACCTGAAGGACTACTATCTTGAGATGATACATCTAAGGATTTACTTTCGTAACTTGCATTAGCTAAATCAAAAGAAGCTGTTGTACCACCGTTGTAAATTAAAGTAGCACCAGAGTTTGTACCCGATGCTGCAGGGTTGGTTAAATCTACTCTACTACTGGATGTTGGTGTATAATTAAACACTGAACCAGTAGATAAGTCTAAAGTATCTATAGCAACTGATGTAGAGTATTGAAATACTTTTCCAACACTTGTACCTGTAACATACATTTTTGTACCATCAGAACTAAATGTTAAAGCTTTATTTTGAGATGTATCTTCTGTAAGTTGATGAGATATATTTGAGTAAGATGCAGTACTTA